TTAATTCCAGCATGTGATCTATTTTTATACATATAAACGTTCATTTTAACATTGATTAAAATTTATAAAGAATTTTAGCCAAACCAAATTCATTAAATATAAAGAAACGTCCTAAAAACATAGCACAAATAAATATAAAAGGTTCTATTTCCAAATAACTTGTCTTTATATCTTTCTTTTTCACTCTATTAAGCATCTTATATAAACAATAACCTACTATTGCTCCCAAAGTATTCAGTATGAAATCATCAATATCTGTACATCGAGTATTGAAAAGCTGACTTAATTCTATTAATATAGAAAAAGAACTTCCAATAATTATGGGCTTCCATTTGTTCCAATTTGTCCAAATTAGTGGAATTAAAAATCCAAGAGGAATAAACAATATGATATTTAAAACATACTCTACTATATCTATATTTCCAGAAAAAGGTATCAAATTAATCTCATTTGGGTTTATTTTGAATCCATACATTTTAATATTATATAATGTTCCAGCACCCGTAAAATGTAGAACTCCAAAAATATAAAGTGCAAAAATAAAATTCCAAATTAAAAATCTTTTTTTATTTCTCATTTTATCTTTTTTAAATACTGCATGTAGAATCACATATGTGATAAAAAACGGAATTAAAACAGAAAGCATTTCATATCCAATCAAACCCCAATTACGTATATCACTCATTATAGCTCTCCTTTCCTCATACACATCAAACATGCATGCCATAACATAAGCAGCTTGTCCCATATAAGTACATTACATGTCCAAATTCTATATGTAATGCTATTTTGTTTTATTGTTACTCAAAGCTATTCCTAAAGCAGCGCCAATTGATATTCCTAAAGCAAGATTATTGAATAATACTCCAAATGAAATACCCAAACTTATTCCAACAGCTAAATAATCATAACCTTTTTTATTTGTCTTTTTATTCTGTTCCATAAATAAATTCCTTTCTCAATAAATCAGTTAACTCTATTTATTAAATTTATATTTGATCAGTTGTTCAGGAACGCTATAATAATTAGCTAATTGATTTACATAAAATATTACAATTGCTAAATGTTATTGGAATTATATAACTTCTCTGCCACAATATCAGCAGATTGCTCCATATATGTATGCTGCATGTCTAGTCCTATGATATAACCTGTTTTAGGCATATCATTAACTATATGTTTAACTTCATGTATGAAAACATGACATTGAGTTTCATAGTTTACATTACCATTCAACATGAGGTGATAATTTCCACGTCTGCTTAGATAAACAAAGCCTAACGTATTTGAAGGAACATTAAAGGCAATAGTAGTTTTTATGTCAAATGCATTCATAACCTCATAAAAAGGAATATCCTCATTCAAAAGAGCCTTTAGCAAAGGCTTGTCTAATATATCCATCCTGTCATCCTTTCTAATTACAAATTAATAATAAAAATGTGAAATAACTAATATGATTGATATTAATTATTATTGATCTGCTTTAGATTCTGAAGGTCTCATTCCTTTAGATTTAGCTTCGCCAAGCGTCATTGTTAATATGTGCTTGCTTCGTCTTAATGTGGTATCAGATTTACTGAAATGATATACATTACTATTTGCTACATAATATACTATAGTATTATCATCTGTACTAGTATTTGAGCTTTGTTGTTGTTCATCTGTATTTTTTTGTACTTGATTTGTATTTGACGTTTGTGTGGTACTGCTTTGTGATGATGAAGTATTATTTTGTGATGAAGTGGTTTGTTGACTGTTAGCATTTTGTGATGTTGGATTTTTATTAGTATTATCATTAGTACTATCAGTACTTTGAGATTGTGATGTAGTTTTATCAGTTGTTGCTGATTGAGTAGTATTAGTAGATGTAGTTGGAGATTGGGTATCAGGGCTATTGCCGAAGGTTATACCCATACCTCCCAGCATAATAACTAATAATAAACTTGTTATAGCACCTTTTTTAGTTTGGAATATTTTTTGAACTTATTGTTTTTAGCATATAAATAAACTAATGCTATTATAGGGCCTATAAGCATTATGACACCTGTGATTTTTATTAAAAGGGTTATAAGTATAATAATGGCTACTAAATTAATTAAAATTTTCATAAGATCATCTTCTTTCTATATAATAATTAATTTTACTAAATTTGAAGCCATGATTTAACCATCATTTCTGTCTTCTTCATCTTCAATAGCCTTTATAATTCTAATTATTTTTTTTATATCGTTAGGAGCCATATCCTTTGTTTGTTTGAAGAGCAATTTTAAATCTTCTCTTTCTTTCAATACATTCCAGAAGTCAGATAACTCCGGATCATCATCTAATGATTTAGAAATTTTTTCAACTGGTGTATCTAATTTAGAACTAGGAGCTATTTTGCTATCAATATATCCTGCTGCTTTCATAAATTCTTCATACGAAACATCATTAACTTATTGATGAAAAATTTAATGGAAATCAATCAAATTTTGCTAGAACTATTGGTGTAGATAGAACACAAATATCTATGCTACTAAATCATGGTGACAGAGTTGGAGCTAAGTTTTATGGTGGATTACTTGCTTTATGTGAACAAGAGGGGTTAGATTATAAGAAGTATATAATTTTGCCTAAAAACGTGAAAAAAGTTAACAAAAATACTCTAAAGGAGGTAGCAAGCTAATGGACAAACAGTTAGAGCAGCAAGTAAAAGATTTAGAGCAAAGGGTAGCTGCACTTGAAGGGCAAGTTCAAGCACAGCAAGAAGAATTTAGTGAAGCTTTAGCGTTTTTGTTTGACAGAAGTGAATATAAAGAATTAATCAAACAAAAAAAGCTTAAGTATCCTAAAATTCTTACAAAAGCATTAAAAAAATATTTAAATATTTAGCGACCATATTCAGCTTCTTCTTTAAGATATTCAAATAGCAATCTTGAAGAAACTTCTAAAGCAATATTAGCAATAGCTTTTTCTTCATCAGTTTTAAAAAGAGAATCAAATTCTTTAGATACAGATTCTTTATACTTAGAAATAATTTTATGTTTTCTTTCAAAACGATCATCTGTAGAAGTACCTATGTGTATTTCAGTAAATTTAGACATTAATCTATCACCACCTTTCAGTGATGATAAAATTCTACAAAAATATATAAAAATCCTTTTATATATTAATTTTAACAACAAAAGGAAGTGAAAAGAATGCCAAGAAAAGCTACGAAGGCAGCAGACAACGTATATTATAAAGCACGAATTAAGGCTGCTATTACTAATGACAAATTGAACAGCAGGGAAGGAGCTGCAGAAGTAATTGGAATTGATAGGACAAGGCTTGCACAAATAGAGCTTGATAGTATCTGTGCATATCCGGAAGAAATTTTAATGATGGCTGATATTTATAACGCTCCTGAATTAGAAAATTATTTTTGTTGTGAGCAGTGTCCTATAGGAAAGCATAGTGTTCCACACATTGAAATTTTGGAAATGGACAGAATTACAATTCAAATTGTATCTTCACTAGAAAACATTGATGAGGTTAAAAAGGAGCTATTAGATATTACAGAGGATGGAATTATTACAGAAGATGAAAAACCAAAGTTAGATCATGTTGTTAAAACATTAGACAAAATTGAAAAAGAATCTCGTGAATTAAAACTTTGGGTTCAGAAAAATTTTGGAAAGAAAGGAGAGTTTAATTATGGAAATGCCGCAAAACATTAATTTTAAAGAAACAATTAAAGATGCTATAAAGGAAGCTCTGGAAGAGGTTTCAAAAGAAAAAGAAACTGATGAAAAAGCAACTTTAACTATAGATAGTTGTGTTAAATATAGTGGGATTGGTCGTGACAAGATTTTGGAACTAGCTCATAATCCTAATTCAGATTTTCCTAGATTTAAGGTCGGTTCTAAGTTTCTTATTAATAGAACAATGTTTGATAAATGGCTTGATAAGATTTCAAAAGAAAAAAGAGTTTTATAGGAGGTTGTATATATTAAAACCAATTAGATATTAAAGGAGGAAAAAACGTATGCAAGAGTACACGTTAAAACAGACAATAGACAAGCTCGAAAGAAATCCAAATTTAAAATTTCAATTTGTTAGTGAGGAATCTTATAGGACGGATGAAGGAGCAGTAATTGCATTAGATGGGGATGGCAGAATTGTAAATCAAGAAGGTGAGACTATATTATCAAACTTCAGTATTAGAAGTAGATTCAGGCTTGTAGACGAACATGTGGATGTAATGGATGCTCTTAAAGCGTTTGAGAATGGAAAAGTAATTTATTGCCTATATGAAAGTAAAAGATACTCATATAATCCAGGCGTTAGTTCTAGTTCCAAGTTAATGGACGATGATTACAATGCAATTTCAGCAGAAGAAATTTTACATGGTAAGTGGTTTATAGAGAAGGCGAAAAGTGTTTAATTTAGAAGATGCAAAGGGGTACATCAAATTGGATGCTAAAGACAAAGAACTTTTTAAAAGGTTTTGTAAGAAATTTTATAAGTCTTGGGAGCATCCAGAGGATCATGCACCAACTTTCGTAAAAAGAATGGGCAGTAAGTATCTTAAAGTTATTTTAAGTGATGGTGACTGGCTGCATATTTTAAAAGATGGAAGCTGGTATTAAAGGAAGGAGGAAAAAATGATGATAAAACAATTATTTGAGAATGGAGGCATTGAAGTAACAGACCAAGAGTTTAAGAAAGTTTTAAAAATAACTACGGATGATATAAGAGAAAATCGTGTCAAGTTTGGTAAAAGAACAAGTTTAAATCAAATGGTTGCTATTGCAAGAATAAGTTTTAAGGTCTTGACAAGTGTTTGAAAGGAAGGTGAATCAATGAATGTACTTGAAAGAAAAATATCTGAAATACAGCATTTAGTCCAAGATGAAAACTATGGATATAAGGAGGCTGTAGATAAGGTTAAATATGATATTGATGGTGATGAACTCTATAATAATGAAACTTTACAAAAATAAAAAAGGCCCTCTGCCAAAGGACCAAAAGAAATTTATAAATCTATTCCTATTCTATATGAAAATGGGGAAAAAATCAAATTGGAGTGATAGAAATGGAGGAAGTATATCCTAAAGACACTGTAGATAAATATGTACTTATAGGATTTTTGAAGAGCATTAAAAACAACAACAATATTCATATTAGGTCATATCTAGAGGATGTTAGCAAGAATGATGATGATTATAAACAAGGATATTACAAAGGATTTAGAGATATAGCAGAGAACCAAAATAGGCTTATAGATAATGTTTTAAAGAAAATGGAGGTTGAATAGATAATGTCAAAGTTATATGAAATAAGCGAAAGGTATAAAAACATACAGGTACTTTTAGATAATCCAGAGCTACCAGATGGAGAAATAAAAAAGGCTCTTGATAATATAGGTGAAGAATTTGATTTAAAAGTAGAGAATGTAGCTAAAATTATAAGCTCCATGGATTCAGATACAGAAGGAATTGAGAAAGAAATCAGAAGGCTTCAGGAAAGAGAAAAAATTATGAAAAACAGAATAAAAGGATTAAAGAATTATATTTATGAGCAAATGCAAGTTACTGGAAAGAAGAAAATTAAAGGTGTGTTGTTTACTCTTGCAATTCAGAAGAATGCTCCTAGTGTAAACATATTAGATGAAAATGCTATTCCAGAAAAGTATAGAGTACCTCAACCTTTTAAATTGGACAAGAAAGCTATACTGACAGATTTAAAGCAGGATATATAAAGATAGATGGTGCAGAGATAAAACAGGGTACAAGTTTAAGAATTAGATAGGGGGAGTAAAGAATGTCAAATGTTATAGCATTACAGCAAAATCAAGTTGTAAGTTTATTAGATAGTATGGAAATAGGAGAAATTAGAAATACCCTTAGTAAGATAGCACAGTTTCAGTCAATCATTCATCAGACATTAAAGAAAGACCATGATTATGGGGAAATAGGTGGGGCTACAAAGCCCACCCTTCTTAAACCGGTAGCAGAAAAAATACTTATGCTAATGGGACTTACAAGTGAATATGATTTTATGGAAAAAATTGAGGATTACGAAAAAGGGATATTTGCATATACCATCAAATGTATATTGAAAAAGAATGGACAGAAGATTACAGAAGGAGTTGGAAGCTGTAATTCTAAAGAAGATAAATACCGTTGGAGATGGGCTAAAGAAGATGATTTGAAGAAAACATGAAAAGTAGCGCTGAATATGCAACAGCAATACAAATAGATTTCTTTGAGCAGATTAATATGAGATATGGATTAGGAATGAGTAAGTCATTTACAAGTATGTTTTCCCAAGTACCTAGTGATGTAGTAGATGAACTTGTTAAAGGCAATATATACAAAGATGGTAGAGGACTTTCTAAGAGAATATGGTGGACTGGCAATAAAGTAAATGCTGACATAGATAAAATAATTCAAAAGGGTATAGCTGAAAAGAAAAGTGCTATTGAATTAGCACAAGATCTTCAGACATATGTAAATCCGGATGCACAAAAAGATTGGAATTGGAAAAAGGTTTATCCAGGTACCTCAAAAACAATTGATTATAGCGCTCAGAGACTTGCTAGAACTTCAATAAGCCATGCATATACTTTATCACTGTTAAAAAGTTGTGAAAGAAATCCATTTATAACGAAGGTCAGATGGCATAATTTAGAAGTAAAGAGCAGCCAAATTTTAGCTCCGGCCTATGATGCAAGTAAAGATGTTGCTGATGTGGTAGGTGATATCAAAGAATTAGACAATATTTCTATTGAACAGAACGTATCAAATACAGCTCAATAATAATTTAAAACCTATAATGAAAACTGTTCTAGGTTTTGTTTTTACTTTTATTTGTGAAGATAATTATAGAGTACTCAGTATTTGTGATTTATACTCGCTATTTTTATACCGTTATTATTGAAAAAGTACGATTAAAAAACATAAAATGTGATATAATAATTTTAAAAGAAGCCGTTACGGTTTTTTAAATCAGATTGTTTTTAATTAATCAAAGTGCACTCAATGGGATGGGTGCATTTTAATTTTTTGAATGATTATTTCTATCATCATCAACGGTAATAGAAATTTCATTATTGTTATCTTTAAAATTATTCTTGTGTTTAAGTATAGCTTTCTCTTTTAAGTATGCTAGTATAGCAAAAATTACTGTTGTTCCTATTACTATACCTGTTGTTGTTATGCATACTATGGAAACAATAATAACATAGGCATTCATTTCGTCACCCCCTATGCTGTCAAATTAACCGCAACGACCTCTTTGTAAGAGATAAATCCCAGGGGATGACTAACTAAAAACATTTTATTCTCTTGATAATTATTATAACATACATAGAAATAACTTTAAGTTTAGAGTGGAAACTATTCTGGAAAATTATAAATTTGTAATATATATGTATAAATATTACTAAATGTTTATCAAATTACCTAGAGTAATTTTTATAGTAATGCATAAACTTTAAATATAACCAGTAAAGTTTACTATAAAAAAGGAGTGAGTACTATGTCATATAGTAACAAACCAGTAGTTCCACAAGCTAAAGCAGCATTAAATCAGTTTAAAATGGAATCAGCTAAAGAAGTTGGAGTAAACTTAAAAAATGGCTATAATGGAGATCTAACTTCCAGAGAAGCTGGATCTATAGGTGGAAACATGGTTAAGAAAATGATTCAAGCATATGAGCAAAATTTAAAATAAATATATAGCAAAAACCTGTGCTCTAAATTAGGACACAGGTTTTATTATTATTTGTCAAGATATGGATTTATTAGTAAAATAATAGCATTAAATAGGAATTTATTCAATAGGTAATAGCATATAATTATATATAGAACTTAGATCAATCCTCAGTTATGCATATCTTTTTCGATATAATTTAATTAGTTTTAAAATTTCAATAAATTCATAAATTATTATTTTTTAATTTTACCATAATTATGGTGTGCTGTGATATAATGTATTTAATAGCAGCAAATCATGTTATGCAAATTACCTTCTCCCGTAANTGCTATATGAGTGGATTGCAGGTATAATGGGTTGACACAATGGGAGGAGGTAATATGAATGAGCTTTTTCTTTTTGTGCATTATAGTGCTTTC